GAAAACGCAATCAACGAGGAACTTGACCGCAGAATTAAACTTCTCTCGGCAAGTATGGTTATGTCAGATGCTAATGATGCTATTGCAAGTCTTGCCACAAAGCTCTCTAACTTTGTAGATGCCCTTGGTAAGGCTAATAAAAATATAAACATAGATTCTGACAAGGTAAATGCAATGGTTGATACTATGGGTAAGATTAAGGATAATGTAACAGCTGATAATCTTGTTAAGGCTATGGTGGATAATGGCATTATTAAGGGTAAAAAGAAGACTACGAGAAAGCCCAAGTCAGTCACAGAGGTAGCCGAGAAAGAAGCAACAGCAAAGAACATTACTGTAAGCAAGGGTGGTAAGTAATATGGAAATAAGAGAAAACACTGGTCTTGTAGAAAAGACTTTTACAGCAACTACTTATTTTTCAACCAGATATATTAAGAACTTTGTGGCGATGACCGCACACTTTAAATCAAATCCGTATTTTGTTGTGAATTTCAATGGTTCTGAAAGAGTAGTAAATGCTAAATCTATACTTGGACTTCTTAGTGTACAGATATATGAAGGCGATGTAGTTAAGGTCGTTGTTTATGTAGAAAATAAAGAAGATGAAATCATCGCTAATAAGGAAATGAACGAGATACTGGATTTCGTATCGGTGATGTCTAATGAATCTTAAAAATCAATTAAAAGGTATTGACGTGACAAAGCTGAAATTTAAAAATGGTAAGACCTATGGTCAGGTTATGGTTGAAGAAACCAATCGGCTGAGAGACTGTATTCAAGCAAGGCTTGATGATTATTTAAGAACATACCCATATAGGTATAGCAATACAAATCCAACATACAAACGTACAGGGGCATTACAGAACTCATTAAAAGTCGATGACATTTTAAAACTTAAAGTAACCGGTAAAACCATGAGTCTTGATATTTATTTCGATGACAGTGGATATCATCAGTCTGGTGATGGTATCCAAGGTTGGGACGGCAATGGTGAAACCGTAAACACAGCTTATCTGCTTAACTATGGTTATGAGGTAAAAGAGGACGTATGGTTTAAAGATATCCCCTATTTTGGCTATCGTCCAGCTGGGCATTTTATAGAAGATGGTATAGCAGATTTTGAAGCAAGTAATCCTTATGGGATAAAAATAAAAGTACACAAGCCTAATGGATATAAAATATAAAACAAAAATATAGTATAAAGGATGTGATTTAATGGCTAAAGATACTGATGGTCTGCTTTTAACGGCAAGTTTGGATATAAGTAAAACCGTTGAAAATATTAAAAAGAATATAAAAAAACTTAATACGGTTTTAGCCAGTGATAATTCAGCAAGAGTGAAGATTGTCGGTGGACTTGACTTAAACAAAACACAGTCCCTTATACAGTCTCAGATGGCTACTATTAGTAAGAATTTAAAACTGAATATTGGTCAGATTGATACAAGTGGATTTAATACAAAGAATGTTGCAAATGATTTAGAAAACATTCAGACACAGACAAATCAAGTTGCAAATAGTCTTACAAATCTTGCTGACAAGTTTAAGAAGCCAATTAAGCCAGTATTAGATACAAGTGGATTGATTGATGCTAATAAAACTATTGAAAAGGTACAACAGAAATTTGCTGAACTGGGTACTGTATCTGTTCAAGGAAGTTACGGCGACAAGTTAGGTAATGACCAGCTTGAAAAAATGATCGTTAATATTAAAAGCACGCAGGGTGAAGTGCGTACTTTAACGTTTCAAATTGGAGAATTATCTAAAGCACAGAAACAATTAGGTGAAGGAAATTTATTCTATCTTACTAAAGGCACATCGGATAATTCGGGAATTGAAAAACTTATTACGTCCACACAAAAGGCACAGGATAAGATAAAAGCTTTAAGGACAAGCCTTACTGCCGATCTTGAAGCAATTCGTACTGCATGGAATGATACAAATAGCAACAAGTCTGTTAGATCGACAGCGAATGTTGAGAAACTCGAAACTCAATACGCTAAAGTAGAGCAAGCCATTATAAACCTGAGCCAATCTGACGACACTACATTTGCATCTATGAAAGCAAATGTTGATGTTCAGATTCAAAAGCTTAGTCAGATGGTAACTCAATACCATAATGCTGAAAAAGCAGAAAAATCACTTCAAAATCAAGTAAAAAATTATGGTGATAAGATTGATTCTAATGTTTTAAAATTAAATAATGCTCTGAATCAATCGACTTTTTTAAAGAACTCTTCTAATCCACAGGTAGTTGAAGTAAAAAAGCAAATTACTGATTTAATAACTAAATATCAGACACTTAAAAGTAGCTTACAAGAAGACCTTACGCCTGATGGTATTCAAAATGTTATTACCAAATTTAATGAATTAGGTAAGCAATTTAAGCAAGTAATTACATCTGCAAACACATTAAAAACATCCATTTCAGCAGATAACACAATGTCTAAGCAAGCACAACAAGCAGAATTGCTCACTCAGCGTGTAAAAAAACTTACTGCCGAAATCAATACATATAAAGATTCCAATACAAAAGCAATGCAAAGCAATCATCTCACATCAAATGGGAAAACCTTTTCTCAAGAGATGGATGATATGCTTTTACAGCTCTCACATTGTGCAAACAACGATGATTTTCAAAAAATTGCTGCAAATTTCAGAAATATCAAAGCAGAAGCTAAATCTTTAGGTCTTACAGGCGGAACTATTTTTACCAGCCTTTGGGCTAACATTAAAAAGTTTTCGTCTTGGATGAGCGTTACTTCCTTAGTATCTACTTTCGTAATGGATATAAGAAATGCCATTACAGAGTTAAAAGAAATAGATACTATTTTAACTGAGATTTCTAAGACTTCTGATTTAACAACTGAGGCTCTCGCTAAACTTGGCAAAACATCATTTGAATCAGCAAGCAAGTATGGCAAAAAAGCAAGTGACTATTTAACTGGTGTGCAGGAAATGTATAGAGCTGGTTTCCAAAATGCTCCTGAGATGTCTGAGCTTTCTATACTTGCACAAGCAGCTGGTGATTTAACTTCTGATGCTGCTAATGACTATCTTATAGCGACAAATAGTGCCTATGAGTTAGGTGGTAGTATTGAGAAATTAAATGCAGTTTTGGATTAACATAAAAGTCCTCATATATAGAAATATATATGGTTGAAGTCTGCTTTTATCGGAAAAAACGTAGAGATACATAATTCCGAGGATAAGACTATATAAAATAAGGTGGAAAGGAATACAGTGACTCAAAAATGTATTTGTTGCCACAAAGAAAAGGATATTAAATTATTTAAAGAAAAATGCAAAACTTGTAAATTATGTAAATGGTTTAAAAAGCATCAATTAAATATTCCTGATGACTGGAATGAAGACGATGTAAAGTATGTAATTGAACAAATACACGATTCTCATACAAGTTACTTAAATGATATAGCCAAAGATTTAGATAGACCTTTAAATGACATAATAATTTTATTAAAAGATAAATTAGAATTACATAACATAAGAAATCAAAAAGTTAGAATAAAAGTTATATGCGATAATTGTGGTAAAGAGTTTGAAATTAGTCCATATAAATTAAAAATAAACAATTTTAACTTTTGCACACACGAATGTTATAGTAAATATAGAAGTAAATATTATGTTGGAGAAAAGGCATCTGTCTATACTAAAACAAAATGTGAATGTGATAATTGTCACAAGGAAATTTTAATTCCTAAAAACAAATTAAAAGCTGTTAATGCTGAAGGAATCAGTCATAATTTTTGTAATCATAAATGTTATAGTGAATTTAGAAGTAAATATTACGTTGGGAATAAATTATATAATACAGGAATACATTTTTCAGATGAACAACGTGAGCAATGCAGAATTAATACTGCCAAATGTTATGCCGATGGAAAAATCAAACGTAATACTAAACCTCAAATTATTATTAACTCATTGTTAAATGATATGGATATTAAATATCAAAATGAAAAAATATACAAATACTATTCGGTAGATAATTATTTAATTGATTCTAATTTAATTATAGAAGTAATGGGAGATTATTTTCATGCCAATCCTTCAAAATACAATAATTATAACCAGTTGAATAAAATGCAACAAAAAGATGTTATTCGAGATAAGAGAAAACACACATATATAAAAAAATATTATAATATAGAAATTTTATATTTGTGGGAATCCGATATATTGAATAATTTAAGTTTATGTAAAGCACTGATCGCTGAATATATTTCTAATAATGGGGGTTTAAAGGATTATAATTCCTTCAATTATCAATTAGACACATTGACAAATAAATTAGTAAAAAATAAAAATATAAATCCTTATTTTATATAGAATCCGTAACGAGTAAGTTGTTATACGGTGACGTATAGCACACGCAGACCACAAATATGTATAGCATATTTCTACATTAATTGTAGCCTAACGTTAAAACGAGGGTGATGATATACTCTGCTCTCACGCAATAATCTAACAATGAAACGTGAGAATTAAGAAGAAATTCTTAATCGCCATATAGATAATATGGTCAGTAATTTATAATTATTATAAATGAAAGTAACAGCAGGAGTCAAAACTACATTACAAATAATGCAGCTGTAAGTATGCAGGATATGGCTGATGCTACATCTGAAGCTGCTTCTGTTGCTGCTCAGTATGGAGTTAATATTGATGAACTGTCATCTCTTATAGCGGTAGTTGTTTCTAAAACAAGAGAGTCTGGTTCTGAAGTTGGTAATGCGTTGAAAGCCCTCTTCATCAACTTACAGGATACTACGTCTAAGCCTATTCAAGAGGCATTTGATTCTGTACATATTTCAATGACTGAAATGGTAAATGGTTCTGAAAAACTCAAAACACCTATTGAGTTAATTAAAGAATTATCGGCTGCATTTACAAGTCTTGATGAGGGTGATACTCGAAGAGCTAATATTTTAAGTGATATTGGTGGTAGATTTTACCACAATGTACAGAAATGTGCATAAAGAACAAATTTAAATGCAGGTAATGAGTAAGAGCCTTACACCACAATAGCGGAGAAATCACGCTATGACGGTACGAAAGTAGAAAAAACGTAAGGATTGTATATGGTCAAAAGCCTAAGTACAGTAACAATCTCTGTTCTTGCAACGAAGTACCCTAACGTTATACTCTGACCAAGAGTTAGTTAAGCCGAGGGTAAGCGCTCAACGACCATTCCCCGATGAGGGGTTATGACAATAAAATAAAGGTGGAAATCCCGAATAGTCATAACATTAGAAGTACGGCTTAATCGCAAATGAAGTGAGTGAAAAACTCTTAAACGGAAAAGGTTTGACTGCTGTTGCATAAGCAACGTGGTTAAGAAATGGTCTGAACTCTTATCGAAAGATAAGGAACATGATTAGATTTTGCGAATCTAATTTAACATAATTGAAATATCACGCTAACACATTAGCAGCGATACTTTCTGACTTAGATAGTTATTACAAAATGCTCGATTACTATTCTAAGGGTCAAGGGTCGGCTACAGAGGAAGCACAAAAGACTGCTGAATCTTGGGAAGGTATGTGGAACAAGATGGAGAACAAATGGACGGAGTTTGTAAATGAATTTGCTAATTCCGATTTGTTTAAGTCTTTAATTGAAAGTGCAACTATATTTATTGATACTCTTTCAGATGCTTCATCTCCACTCAATTTTATACTAACCCAAATAGCTAACATAATTGAATTGACATCAAAATTAACTGACAAAATAGGTTTAATTCCTACTATACTTGGTGGATTAACCCTTAAAAACGTAGGTGAACTAAGTCTTAAATACGCCCGTTCTTATGCTACCACAGACATAAAGCATAGGGAATGTAACACGTTTTAAAATAAGGTTGTCAAACTGCTGGAAAATGCTAAAGCTGTGTGACTACTCATAACAAGGCATTATGAGAGTGAGGAAACTCGGAAACAACAACACAGATAGACTATGCTGAAACAAAAGCTTGATTTTATAAAGGAATCAGGTGCTACGGTCTGCATTATATATAATAGTATAACAATGTATAATCAGCAACCAAGCCCTGTCGTGAGACACGGAAGGCTCAACGAGTAGATGGTAACTGCCTTGTGGTAAGGTAAAGGTGTACTCTAACCTATGGATAACT